CCGATCGCTACCTGCCCAAGGGGGACTGATCCATGAGCATCGAAACGCTGATCGACAATGTCATCGGCCGCGAAGGCGGCTATTCCAACCATCCGTCCGACAAGGGCGGCGCCACCATGTGGGGCATCACCGAACGGGTCGCGCGCAAACATAGCTATAAGGGCGACATGCGTGCCCTTCCGCGCACAACCGCGGTTGCCATCTATCGCCAGGAATATGCGATCGACACCGGCTTCGCCGCCGTTGCTGAGATCAACGAGGCGGTGGCCGAAGAACTGTTCGACACCGGCGTCAACATGGGGCCGGCTGTCTCCGCGCTCTGGTTTCAGGAATCGCTCAATGCCTTCAATCAGCAGGGCAAGCTATATCCCGACATCAAGGAAGATGGCGATATCGGCCCCAAGACGCTGGCCACCTTCCGCACCTATCTCAAGGTGCGCGGATCAGATGCCGAACGGGTCATGCTCCGCGCCCTCAATTGCTCCCAGGGCGAACGCTATAAGATGCTTGCCCGATCGCGCGCCGCCAATGAGGATTTCGTGTTCGGATGGTTCCGGAACCGGGTCGCATGACGGTCCGCCTCGCCCTGGGCGCCGCGCTCGCCGCCTGTTTGATCGGCATCGGCGGCTTCGCCTATGGCGTCCATGTGGGCGCCGCCCAGGAACAGGCAGACCAGAAGCGCGCGGATGATGCGCGCGAGGCCGAACGGGCCAAGCTGCAGGCGCAGATCGATGCGTCCTCGCAGCAGCACCAGGCCGCCGAATATGCCCGGCAGGGCGCAGTCAGGGAAATCTACCATGAAAGCCAGAAGGTCATTGATCGGCCGGTCTATCGCAATGTCTGTCTTGATGCTGATGGCGTCGGCCTGCTCGACCGCGCCGCCGCCACGGCCAACGGCGAACCTGTCGCCAACGCTGCTGGCGCCGCCGCCGCGCCTGCCGATGGTCCAGCGCAGCCCCAACGGTGAAATGACCGGCGGCCAGTGCCATGCCAGCCTGGCCGCGCTCTATGACGTTGCGGGCCAGATTCGCGCGACGCTTGTCGAACTGCAGGACCAGGCCCGCGCCGGCGCCTGCGCGGGGCGCTGATCGATGCGCAAGGCCGACAGTCTGCGGCAATGGCTGACCGCCTATCTGCCCGAATATAAGACGCATCCCGATCGGCTGCACGTCTGGATTGAGGGCGGCCAGGTGGAGGCGCGCCGATCGCGCACCCTGTCCTTCACCTATCGCTATACATTGAAGGTCGGCCTGTGGGAATTTGCCGGCGACGCCGATCATATCATCGTGCCGCTGCTCGCCTGGATCGAGAAGGAACAGCCCCAGCTGCTGCGCCGCGACGATAGCCAGCCCTTCGGCTTCGAATGCGAATTGCTCGACGGCGACCTGTCCGACGTGCTGATCTCGATCGACCTGACCGAAGCGGTGGTGGTGACGCCGAACCAGGCCGGCACCGGCTATGACATCGCCCATCCGCCCGAAGTCGGCCTGGTCGATAGCTTCGCCGGCGTCACAGCGTCCTTCGCTTCGATCATCGCCAATGGCGAGGACATTGCGCCATGAGCGATGATCTGGAGGAATTGGAGCAGCTTGCCGGCTCCCTGCTGCGCAGCCTGGGCGCGTCACAGCGCCGCACGATCCTGCGCCGCATGGGACGCGACCTGGCCCAGGCCAACCGCGCGCGCATCGCCACCCAGCGCGATCCTGCCGGCGCGGCATTCGAGGCGCGCAAGGCCAAGCCGCAGCCGGTCACCGGGCGCGGCGCAACCTGTTTCCTCTATCCCTCGGGCGGTGGCGGTGCGCCGCGCCGCGTGATCATGAAAAGCTTCACCTGGGGCAGCAACCAGATGATGACCGGCTTCGATATCGAGGCGGGCGCGATCCGATCCTTTGCATTTTCCAAGGTGGCCAAATGGCTGCCAGTGCCGGAAGAGCATCGCAACCGGACTGGCGGCACGCTGCGCCGTCGCGGCGGCCTGCGGCGCAAGGCCATGTTCCGCCGCCTGGCACCGGGCAAATATCTGCGCAGTCAGGCTGATGATCGCGGCTTCTGGGTCGGCTTCTCGGGCAAGGCCTCGGCGATTGCGTCGATCCACCACTATGGCCTGCGTGACAAGCCGTCGCCTCGCGCCCAGGCGATGGGCTATGCCAAGCGGGAACTACTGGGCGCGAGTGCGGCAGATCGCGAGCACATGCTGGACTTACTCTACGAGCATCTACTCACGGCATGACCGGTCGAAGAGAGACGCTCTGCCGAGCATGACACGCTTGGGAAGCTGTCGAAGCTGGATACGAGATCATATGCACTGATGATGTTGCTGTCAGGGCTGATCATTTCCGTCGTGAAGCAATTTGCGATAACCGAAAGAAACCAAAGCCAGCACTACGGCATAGATAATCAAATCCAAAATCGATTCATACATCTGACCAGCGAACCTCCGTTTTCGTCAGAAGTTGGCGGTTCTGACCGACCAACCGATTGCAAACGTCGGTCAGAACCGCGAGCGCGCGTAGCACAAAGCCTCCGCAGGTCAAGCAACATGATAAATCGTCAAATAATCTGAGGTACAACCTAGCCGCCACGCACTTCCAATCGGGAGTGGTCGACAATCATGCATAGGCAAGGGAAAATCGGTTCACGCGCTTCAACATGGCAAATTGCCTACAGCGCCCCCCTCCCTCCCAAGGTCAATCATGATTAAGATAAAGATTTTAAGTTCATCTGTCAGAAAATCATTAAGTCAGTTCACGCTTTCAAGCCATGGCAAAGGATGTGGAGACAATATTACCGCCTCCTTGCCATTCTTATGACCCCACAGAAATCCATATGTAAAATCGTCACGATCCGGAAGAAACATAACTCTAGGACTTATGCTCATTCCATCATATATCGGCCATCCCGCCGAAAAAGCCACTTCTTTAGCCTCTTCAAACCACTGAAAGAAGGTAGATACCCTGGCGGCGTGATTGTCTCCCGTGGCAAAGTCGGTCGCGTCTAATGATGCAAAGCGGGCAGCCACAGACTGCACTGTGGGCATTTCTTCCCATCCCTCACCTGAACGTTCAACAGTATACGATCTCCAAAGCATTCATTACCCCCATCGAAGCGATCTTAATCGAATCATTCCCATTCATTTGAATGGGCGGCGCAAAAATGCACAGTTCGTCAAAAATTCAAAATATAATTAACATGAATTGAGAAATGCGAATCATTCTCGGTTCATATGGAGAGGCCTCCTCTCCATATAAATACCCTAGATATGCCCCCGGCGTCTCAGCGACATGGGCATCATGGCCGATGCAACCTTCACCGCTGTCGATCTGTCGCGCCTTCCTTCGCCCGACGTCGTCGAACTGCTCGATTTCGACACGATCTTTGCCGATGCCGTTGCGCGAATGAAGGTGCACATGCCGGAATTCGAGACGCGCGAGAGCGATCCGGCCACCAAGCAGCTTCTCGTCGTGTCCTATTTTGCCCAGTTGCTGCGCCAGCGGATCAACGATGCGGCGCGCGCCGTCATGCCCGCACACGCAGTGGGCGCTGATCTCGACAATATCGCGGCCATCTTCGGCATCACGCGCTTCACCCTGACACCGGCGGACCCCAGCACCGGCGCCGCTGCCGTGATGGAAAGCGATGCTGATTTCCGGCGTCGCATGGTGCTGGCCCCCGAAGGCTATTCCGTAGCGGGGCCGGAAGGTTCCTACATTTTCCATGCACTATCGGCCGATGCCGACATTCTAGACGCCAGCGCATCCAGCCCATCCCCCGGCGAAGTGCTGGTGTCGATTCTTTCGCGCGAGGGGAGCGGGGCCGCGAGCGCAGCGCTGGTGACAAAGGTTGATGCCTATCTCTCCGACGTAACCCGCCGGCCATTGACCGACCTGGTCACCGTACAGTCGGCGGCCATTATCAATTATGATGTGGTCGCAACCCTTCACACCTATCGCGGCCCTGATGCCGACATCGTTCTGGATGCTGCCCGGACCCGGCTTGCCGCCTATGTCGCCGACTGCCATCGTCTTGGCCGCGATGTTACACGCTCGGGCATCTTTGCCGCTCTCCATGTCGATGGCGTCCAGAATGTCGACCTCATCCGCCCGGCGGCTGATCTCATCGTATCGCGCCAGGCGGCCCCCTATTGCACCAGCGTCGCTGTGACTTTCGCGGGGGTCGGGGAATGACCTCGATCCTGCCGCCACGATCGACGCGCCTGCAGAAGGCGCTTGAACAGGTCACAGTCGATCTGCTCGATCTACCCGTCAAATTGCGCAAGCTATGGTCGCCGCAACAATGCCCGGCATCCCATCTCCCCTGGCTGGCCTGGGGCTTGTCCGTCGATATCTGGGACGCGAATTGGCCGGAGGCGGTGAAGCGAGCGGCTGTTGCTGATGCGATCGCGTTTCAGCGCCGCAAGGGCACGCCGGCCTCGCTGCGGACGGTCCTGGATCGATTCGATCCCCTGATAGGTATCGTCGAATGGTTCGAGGACCGCGAAGTCCTCGCTCCGTTCCACTTCCGGTTGGAACTGCCCCTGCTGGCCCAAAGCGACGTTTATTATGACGAGAATCTGGTTACCCAGATTCTACGCGACATCGCCCAGGTAAAGCCGGTCCGCGCCCATATGCTCGCCGTCTTCCGCCTGCGCGCCCAGGCACAGGCCTGGATGATGTCGGCCGCCCAGACCGGTGGCCTCATCCGCCTGACCGCCGGCACCGACACCACCACCGCCCTGGATCCCGTCTGGGAGACCTATTTGCAAACCGCCGACGGCGAACCGCTGTTGCTGGCGGACGGCATCTATCTGGAGGCCTGATGGACCCGATCCAATTCATCATCACCACCGCCGGCCTCGACGCGCTGGTCAATGCGCAATCGGGCGGCACCGATCCCATCCGCATCATGTCGGTCGGCATCGCGGAGGCCCAGTTCATCATGGCGCCCACGCTCACCAGCGTGCCGGGGGAGTTGAAGCGCATCGACGCCATATCGGGCCAGTCGGTCAGCGAAACCGTCATCCATATGACCGCACAGGACGTCACCACCGATATCTATGAACTGCGCGGCCTGGGCCTCTATCTGTCGGACGGCACGCTGTTCGCGGTCTACAGCCAGAATGACCCGCTGTTTCGTAAGGTATCGATCTCCTTCTTCCTGCTGGCGCTCGATGTCGCTTTCGAAAATGCGGTGGCGGGCGAGATCATGTTCGGCGACACCAGCTTCCTCCTGCCGCCGGCCAGCGAGACCGTTCAGGGCGTCGCAGCACTCGCCACCCAGGCGCAAGCGCTCACCGGCGCCGATCCTCAACGCATCATCACGCCGGCGACGCTCAAAGCCGTGATCGATGCTTTCGGCCTGCAGGTCGATGCCGACCTCGTGGCTCTGGCGAATGGCTTTGACGCGCTGCTCGCGGCGCTTACCGCACGCACCATCACCGGCGCCGGCCTGGTCAGCGGCGGCGGCGACCTGTCGGCAAGCCGCGTGCTGGGCGTCGATGCCGCCAGCGCAGCCGAAACGGCCGCCGGGCTGATTGCCAGCAAGGCGGTGACCCCGTCGGGCATGATCGGCGGCCTCACGGAGCTCGGCGGATGGGACGCGGGCATTCCCCTGTTTCGCATCCCCGGTACCCCGGTCATCGTCATGGCGGGCACGCTGCGCACGCTGGTGACCACCGAACTGGTGGCGCCCATCCTCTTCCCGGTCGCT